GATAATGATGTCGAAGATTTCGATCACTACGAAATCACCGACGAAAATGACCATGGCGATTTAGAAGAAATAGAGGACACCGATGAAGACCTATAAACAACTTCAAGAGCGCATCAACATGGCGAAAGCCAAGATGGGTGATGTCATTAAGGACTTCAAGGATTCCGATGCTCCTCAATTCAAGGGCAAGTCGGACGAAAAGCGCCGCCAGATGGCGATTGCTGCTAAGTTGTCAAACGAAGAAGTCGAACTTGATGAAAAGTTTCAGGTTCACTATTATAACAAGAAGGGCGAGCATGTCAATAGTTCTTCAATCTTTGGTGATAAGGTAAAGGCAGATGCTCATGCCAAGCGTGGCAATTCTATCGACCAAGCCGGCGGCAAGTATGTTGTCAAGAATCTGGCAAACGAAGAAGTTGAACTTGACGAAGGTCGCATGAAAGAGATTGCTATGGACATTAACTCCATGGGCGATAAAGATTTCAAAGCCAAACACAAGAAGTCAAAGCAAGAGATGCAGTCTGCCCTAAAGTCGGAAGAACTAAAGGGCGACCAGCACCAGATTGATGCTAATAAGAATGGTAAGGTAGACGCTCACGATTTTAAACTCCTTCGTGGTAAGAAGAAAGTTGAAGAGTCTTCTGACATGAAGCCATTCATTGTGGTTCACGCCAAGCATGGTAAGTTTGAAACTCATGCTGGTTCTACATATGAGGCTGCAAAGAATGCTGCCGCTCATTGGAAAACTAAAAAGGGAACTTCTGGCATGGATGTGCATCGTGCGGACATTACGCACTCGACACAGCATGTCGGTTAATAAGTAAAGGGAATAGTAAATGGCGACTAAAGCAATTCTAAAACTAACACAGGTTCATGGCGTGGTGAAAGTGCGCGGGACTGGGTCTGCCACTATTGCCCTTGCTACCGATCTAAAGAAGTCTACTGAAACTCAAAGCTCACCTAAAGCGAATATTCGCACTCTTCATTGGGCATTGTCGGTGGGTTCTACAGCTACTATCACTAGAAATAGTGTAGTTCTGTATTATCTTTCTGGCTCAGGAAAGATGGAGTTTATGGGCTGGTCTGACAACGAAGAAAATGGTTCAGATATTGTAGTTGACTTTTCTTCTGGTACCGGTGCAGTAGTTCTAGAACTTGCCAAGGTTTCCGGTTATGGTCCACAACAACATCAAGATCAAGGAGACCTAGGCTAATGAAACTTATTACCGAAGTCAACGAACAAGTTCGTTATATCACGGAAGAAAAAGAAGGTAAGAAGACTCTCTATATCGAGGGTGTTTTCCTGCAGTCCAACATTAAAAATCGTAACGGCCGTATGTACCCAGGAGACATCATGGGTAAAGAAATCAACCGTTACATGAAGGAAGCAGTTGAGAACAATAGAGCCTTTGGTGAATTGGGACATCCAGATGGTCCATCAATCAATCTAGATAGAGTATCGCATATCATTACAGAACTTCGCCAAGATGGCGATAACTGGATTGGTAAAGCGAAACTAACAGAAACACCAATGGGCAATATCGCTCGTGGTCTAATTGAGTCTGGCGGTCAACTTGGCGTTTCGTCAAGAGGCCTCGGTACTTTGAAGGAAAACAGAGACGGCGTTCAAGTTGTGCAGGATGATTTTCATCTAGCAACAGCGGCTGATATCGTAGCTGACCCTTCAGCACCAGATGCCTTTGTTCGTGGTATCATGGAAAATAAAGAATGGGTAGTTGTGAATGGTGTTTGGACCGAACAGCATTGCGATATGTCCAAGAAGTATATTAAGAAAGCAAGTAAGAAACAACTCGAAGAAGCAAAGATTCAAGTCTTTGAACGTTTCTTGCGCCATCTTTCTTCAAAGTAATATTTTTATAAATAGAATATAAAAATCCATTTAGGAGACGCAAATGAGTGTAGAAAACAAAATCAGAGAGTTGCTAACTAAGAAGCAACTATCCGAGGAAGTTCTAGATGAGAAGGTTGCAGGTGATGCAACTAACCCTAAGCAGGGTTCTTCCGAAGACGCACCTGCTGCTGGCAAACTAGGCGCTGCCGGTGGTAAGGATACATCCATCCCAGCTAAGGTTGCAGGCGATCAAACTCAACCTCGCCAAGGCGATTCACAAGATGCTACTATTTCCAGTGAGCGTGATGAAGAAACTGATAATCCAGGTGCTAAGGAAGCTGCTCCAGTTTCCAGCAATCAGGCTACAATTTCTCAGAGCGGCGCTGGTGCAGCACCTAACTTCACGACCCATAGTGACCCAACTTCGGTTGTAAACATGGCATCGTCAAAGGGTAATGTTCATCAAGAAGAAACAGAGGAAGATGGCGAAATGATCGAAGAAGATTTCACTACTGATCTCGCTACTCTCTTTGATGGTAACGAAGACCTATCAGAAGAATTCCGTGGCAAAGCATCGTCGCTCTTTGAAGCAATGGTAACTGCCCGTGTATCCAATCAAGTTCAGCAAATCGAAGAAAGTCTAATCTCCGAAGCGGCTGAATTGATGGAAGAGTTCAAGGCCGACTTGACCGAGAAGGTCGATTCTTATCTTGGTTATGTAATTGAAAAGTGGGTTGAAGACAACGCACTTGCTGTTGAAAATGGTCTTCGCACAGACATCGCGGAATCATTCATCAACAGCATGAAGAACCTGTTCGCAGAACATTATATTGATGTTCCCGAAGAGAAATATGATGTGCTTGGTGAAATGCAAGCCCAACTAGAAGAAGTATCTGCTAAGTTGGACGAACAAATTTCTGCAAATGTAGAACTGCACAATAACAATGTAGCTCTTTTGAAGCATGGCGTTTTCGCCGTTGTTTCTGAGGACCTTGCAAAGACTGATGCTGAAAAGTTTAAGTCGTTGGTAGCTGATGTAGAATTCGAGAACGCAGACATCTTTGAAGAAAAGCTAAACGTCATCAAGGAAAATTATTTCCCTTCTTCTAAGTCAACTACTATTGTGGAAGACAAACTAGAAGATGAAGGCGTGGAAGTCTTAGACGAATCGACAGTCAGTAAGTATGTCCAAGCACTGGATAAGATTGCTGCTCAAAACTAATTTTTTTATAAATAAAAGATATTGACACACAAGGAGAAAACTACATGTTTCTTTCAGAACAACTACAAAAGAAGTGGGAACCTGTTCTAAATCACGGCGGCCTCGGCGCGATTAAGGACAACTACCGTCGCGCAGTTACAGCCGTCGTTCTTGAAAACCAAGAAAAGGCCCTACGCGAAGAAAAATCTGCACTTTTCGAAGATGCCGCAACAAATAACATTGCTGGTTCAGGTGCTTCAGCTATCGACCGTTATGATCCAATTCTCATCTCGCTCGTTCGCCGCGCTCTTCCTAACCTAATGGCATATGACGTTGCTGGCGTTCAGCCAATGACTGGCCCAACCGGCTTGATCTTCGCAATGAAGTCAAACTACACCTCACAATCTGGCACAGAAGCTCTCTTCAACGAAGCCGATACAGACTTCTCTGGTACAGGTACTCACGCTGGCTCGAACCCAGTTGACGGTAGCTACACCACGGGTACTGGCTTGGCTACTGCTGATGCAGAACGTCTCGGCGAAGGCGGAGAAGGTGACGGCACTTTCGGTGAAATGGCATTCAGCATCGAAAAGACAACTGTTACTGCTAAGACACGCGCTCTTAAAGCAGAATACACAGTTGAACTGGCACAGGATCTTAAGGCTATTCACGGTCTTGATGCTGAATCAGAACTTTCGAACATTCTTTCGCAAGAAATTTTGAACGAAATCAACCGTGAAGTTGTTCGCACAATCTACAAGGTTGCTAAGACAGGCGCTGCTTCAACAGCAACAGCTGGTACTTTCGATCTTGACGTTGACTCAAACGGTCGTTGGAGCGTTGAGCGTTTCAAGGGTCTTCTGTTCAACATTGAACGTGACGCTAACGTAATCGCACAAGATACCCGTCGTGGTAAGGGTAACTTCATCATCTGTTCGTCAGACGTTGCCGCTGCTCTTGCAATGGCAGGTGTTCTTGACACAGGCCGCGCTCTACAGGGTGCTCCTTCGCTTGACGTTGATGATACTGGCAACACATTTGTTGGTACAATCAGCGGTAAGAAGGTTTATGTTGACCCTTACTCAGCTAACACAGGCGCTGCTAGCCAGTTCTATGTTGTTGGTTATAAGGGCGCTACAGCATATGATGCTGGTCTCTTCTACTGCCCATACGTTCCACTACAAATGGTTCGTGCTATCGACCCTAACAGCTTCCAGCCAAAGATTGGCTTCAAGACACGTTACGGCATGATTGCTAACCCATACGTAACACAGTCGAACGGCACAACTGACGGTGATACATTCACTGCCAACCGTAACCAATACTATCGTCGCGTTAAGGTTACTAACCTTATGTAATCGATACCTTCCCATTAGAGGAAGGGTTGCAAAAAACTGGGGGGAGCAGAAATGCTCTCCCCTTTTTCGTTATAAATAATAGACGGAGAAAGATATGTCAAGAAGAACTTTAGATACACCGGATACTTTAAATTATCTGAGGCCAAATGGTTTTCAGTTTAATATTGATACGCTTCCTAATGTATCGTTCTTTTGTCAGTCTGCTATGATTCCCGCATTGTCAATTGGTAATGCATATGTTTCTAACCCATTGGTAGACTTTACTGTTCCTGGTACCAATCTTACGTATGATGAATTGACCATAAAGTTTATCGTTCAAGAAAACTTCCAAAACTATATCGAGTTACACGATTGGCTAATTGGTCTAGGCTTTCCAGAAGAACGTGAACAATATAAACAATTCAAGCAAGCCAGAGGTGGCACAGCAAAAGGATTTAGTAGCTCGGGTGATTATTCTGATGGGACATTAGTCGTTCTAGATTCCGATCTAAATAAAGCAATGGAAATTAAATTCATTGATTGTTATCCAACAAGTTTACAGGGACTGGAATTTGATATCAGTGATGGTAATGTCCAGTATCTAACAGCACAGGTCACTTTTAAATATACGATGTATAAGTTTATCCAATAACTATTGAGGTTATATTATGAAATTATCAGAAGTCCAAGAAATGTGGACAGGCGATTCTAAAATAGATGAGTTAAATCTAGGTAGAGAATCCACTAAAACGCCAGAATTACATGCAAAGTATTTGAATATTCTTTCGAATACTAAACTGCAACTGCGAAAAGCAGAAGCAGATTACTATCGTCTACGGCGCGATAAAGGTAAATACTTTCGCGGTGAAATGACCCTAGATGAACTACAAGATAAGGGTTGGAACCAGTATCAAGGCCTAAAGCCATTGAAGCATGATATGGAAGATCGTATCAATTGCGATGAGGATATCATTCGTGCTATGGATAAAGTAGAATATGTTAAAGCCCTGCTCTATCAGTTGGAGCAAATTATACGCTCACTAAATAGTAGAACATGGGACATTAAGAATGCCATCGAGTGGACTAAATTTACAAACGGATTAATGTGAGTGATTTAACAGTTTCCAAGAAAAATGAGGTGCACCTAAAGGTCGATTGTGACCCAGGTATCGCACAAGAAATAAATGATTACTTCACTTTTGAAGTCCCGGGCGCACGTTTCATGCCAACGTATCGTGCCAAACTATGGGACGGTAAAGCCAGACTGTTCAATATCTGGACAAAAGAACTTTATGTTGGCCTTCTGCCATACCTCAGAGAGTTTGCCGAGCGTCTAGACTACAGCGTAGACGTTGACATGGAACGTATCGGTGATCCAGTTACTATGGAAGATGTGCAAAAGTTTGCGGAATCTTTGAACTTACATAGCCAAGATAAGCCAATTGAGACGAGAGACTACCAGTTAGAAGCGGTCAAATACGCTATTCGTATCGGTCGCACGTTACTACTTTCGCCTACCGCATCTGGTAAGTCTCTAATCATATATCTGCTAATGCGATATCACCAGCAATTTGGTCGTAAGCAGTTGATTATTGTTCCTACCACTTCACTGGTAGAACAAATGTATAAAGACTTTCAAGACTATGCATCACACACCGAGTGGTACGTATCTCAGAACTGCGCCAAGATTTACGCTGGCCATGAAAAATCAAACGAAGCCTCTATTGTTATTTCCACGTGGCAATCTATCTACAAGTTACCTAAAAAATTCTTTGATGAATTTGACGTAATCTATGGTGATGAAGCCCACTTGTTTAAAGCAAAGTCATTGACATCTATCTTTGATAAATGCGTCAACACGAAGTATCGCATCGGTACCACTGGAACACTAGATGGAATGAAGACGCACAAACTTATCCTCGAGGGTCTATTTGGTAAAGTTAAAAAGGTTATCTCTACTAAGGAACTGATGGACCAAGGCTCAGTTGCCGATCTTGATATTCATTGCATTCTTCTGGACTATACGGATGAGGAAAAGAAGGCTCTAAAGACCTACACGTACCAAGAAGAAATGGACTGGCTGGTTACACACCCCAAGCGTAACAACGTTATTAAGAACCTTGCTACCACGCAGAAGGGTAATACGCTTGTTCTGTTTCAATTTGTTGAAAAGCATGGTCAAGTTTTGTATGACCTAATCAATAATAAAGTCGGAGATACTCGCCAAGTTTTCTTTGTCCATGGTGGTACAGATACGCAACAGCGAGAAGCGATTAGAGATATTACTGAAAAAGAAAAAGACGCCATCATTATAGCGTCCTACGGCACGTTTTCAACGGGTATAAATATAAGAAATCTGCACAACGTTATCTTTGCATCACCTTCCAAATCGCGCATTAGAAATCTACAGTCAATCGGTAGAGGACTTCGAAAAGGTACCGACAAGACAATGTGCAGACTATTTGATATCGGTGATGACCTAACATGGAAGAGCCGAAAGAACTATACCCTTTCCCATATGGTGGAAAGAATTAAGATATATAATGAAGAAGGTTTCAACTATAAACTAGTGAGAATACAGCTATGACCGATGTGACTGTTCTAAGATTAAAAAATGGCGAAACACTAATAGCAAGTGTTCGCCTAGCGGACCCTAATAATTATTGGTTAGACGACCCTATTGCCGTCATTGCGGTTCAAGTCAATCACGACGGAGTAAACGGAGAAACGTTTCTCTTGAAGCCATGGATTGGAATCTCACCAGATAAAAGTTTTCTTTTAAGTGCCAAAGAGATACTTACCTCTTGCTCTTTAAAAGAAAACCTGCTACAACAGTATCTCTCCTACACGGGGAATTACCCCGAACCGGTAGAAGACATTGAAGACTTTGATGAGATGGAAATGCTTCAAGCAAGAATACTAAGAAGTAAAGGATTACTTAATTGAAGTTATTCTTGAAGAGCTACACTCTTCTTATACACCAAGAATCACCATATGTAAATACTTTTTTCAATAAAAATGTTGCCATATGTAAAAAAATGTAGTATAACAGATTATATCATGACGGAGGCCCTATGGTCAAGAATAGAAAAAATAATGTTCACTATGTAGATAATGCTTTGTTTCTAGAAAAGATTACAGAGTATAGAGAAAAGGTTTTGGCTGCTAAAGCTGAACCTGACTATGATCGTAGTAAGAAGCCTCGTGTGCCTAATTATCTAGGCGAATGCTTTCTCAAGATTGCTAATCACTTGGCATATAAATCTAACTTCATCAATTATACCTATCGTGAGGAAATGATCCTTGACGGAATTGAAAATTGCATTACTTACATCGATAACTTCGATCCTGCTAAGTCTAAGAACCCCTTTGCATACTTCACACAGATTACGTATTATGCCTTCTTACGCCGTATTGCGAAAGAGAAGAAGCAACAAGCGGCAAAGTACCGATACATCCGTAATCTAGATGTCCATGATTTGATTACACAAGACCACGATGGCGGCGATTATGGAAATGAGTTCATTGACTATCTTAAAAAGACGATTGACCTGGTAGAAGACTTTGATAAGCCAGCAGAGGTCAGTAATATTCCTAAGCGCCGACCAAAATATCTGGACAAACAAAAAACTGTTGACTCTGGACTAGATTTAGAGTAATATGTAAATATCACTTCTAATTGAAAGGTACATTTATGGTTGATTCTCCTAAAGTTAATACTGCTGTTAAGTTTGCTTCTGATAACTGGTTCTCGCTGTTGATGTTGGGCGTTGTTTCTACCGCTGTGATTTCAGTTGTTAATAGCGTTGCTGGCCATCGCGAAGAAGTTCAGGGCATTTCGGTTCAGAATGCCGGGTGCATCTACCTCGAATCTTCTAAACTCGGTGAAGGTCAGCACTACATGATTTGTAATGGCCAAATTGCATTGAAGCGTCTTCAAGAAGGCGAAGAGCTTGATGCGGAACAGGCGCTAGAGGAAGCTATTCCTGATGTCGCAAATGCTGCAACTCCCACGTCGGGTGCAGATAAAAAATAAGGTGTAATATGACCAAGGAACTAATTGTTCCTGCAATCGTCCAGCAGATGGTCGATACTATGCAGGACAAGGCAACGCCGTCTAATATCAGACATAACTATATGGTGACGGTAGAAAATATTCGTGACTACTGCGATAAGGCATTATCACAATATGCAAAAGAGAAGCGTAAATGAAAGTAACTGATCTTAATACCGTTCATGTAATGATTGACCTTGAAACTCTTTCGACAAGAGCCAACGCGACCATTCTTTCTATTGGTGCTACTAAGTTCACTCTGGGTGAAGGTATTATCGATAAGTTCTACTGTAACATCGATGCCAAATCTTGTAAGACCGCAGGTCTTCACGTTGACAAGTCTACTATTGATTGGTGGATGCAGCAAAGCGCCGCAGCAAGAGATGCTCTTCTTGTTGACCAACTGCAACTTGTGGACGCACTACAAAGTTTCACTGACTGGATAGGTAGAGACAAGGTAATGCCATGGGGTAACGGTGCTTCGTTTGATATCTCCATTCTGGAGTCTGCATATGCGGCAGTCAGTCTGCCTTATCCTTGGCGTTATAGCAACATCATGTGCTATCGCACCGTTATGAATCTCATGGGTCTAAGCAACGCTAAGATCCGTGCCAGTGAAAATGATACGCATCACCATGCTCTTGATGATGCTATCAGCCAGACTAATACTTTACTTGGAATTCTACAGTCATGAAAATTGCGTTGATTACAGATACTCACTTTGGTGCTAGGTCAGATTCCATTCCGTTCGACAACTTCTTTGCGAAGTTCTACACGGAAACATTCTTTCCTCATATGGAACGAGAAGGTATCAAGACTATCATTCACTTGGGTGATGTCTTTGATCGACGCAAGTTTATAAATTATAATACGTTGAAGAAATGTCGTGAGTATTTCTTTGATAAGACCAGTGATTTGGGCATCGATGTTCATATGATTGCTGGAAACCACGATACTTTCTTCAAGAATACTAATGATGTAAACTCACTGGACCTACTGCTCCGTGAGTATGAAAACATTATTACATATTCGGAAGCAGAAGAAATTAGATTAGACGGAAAAAATCTACTGCTTGTTCCATGGATTTGTTCTGGTAATTATTCAGAAACTATGGAGGTAGTAAAGAAAAGTAATGCACAAGCAGTATTTGGACACTTTGAATTTTCAGGTTTTGAAATGTACCGTGGGCATAAAAATGATCACGGAATGGATACTGTGGACTTTGATAGATTTCCTCTCGTTTGTAGTGGTCATTTCCACCATCGTAGTCGCACTGGTAATATTCTTTATCTTGGTAATACCTATGAGTTTACTTGGTCTGATTATAATGATAAGAGAGGGTATCACTTATATGATACGGAAACAAATGAGGTAGAATTCTTTGAGAACCCATTTCAAATCTTCCATAAAATCTATTATGACGATACTAATGGTGACCCTTCTGCTATCGACCTTCTACCTATGGTCGGATCTTGTGTTCGTTTGGTAGTTGTGAAGAAAACTGACTTCTATAAGTTTGACCGCTTCGTTGATAAGCTATATGATTTAAATCTAATCGAACTTAAAATCATCGAAGACTTTTCTGAATTTGAAACAGAAGCGACGGATGATGACGAGTTGAATGTGGAAGATACTATGTCTGTTCTCTCAGATTTTGTTGACACCATTCAAACCGATCTGGAAAAGAACCGTATTAAGTCTATTCTACAGACTCTCTATGTTGAGGCACAGAACGTTACAGTATGATTATTTTTAACACCATTCGTTGGAAGAACTTTCTTTCTACTGGCAATCAGTTTACTGAAATTAAACTAGACCGTTCACCCAGCACCCTCATAGTCGGTGAGAATGGCGGCGGTAAGTCCACGATGCTTGACGCATTGTGCTTCTCCCTTTTCGGTAAGCCGTTTCGCAACATCAACAAGCCGCAGTTGGTAAACTCTATTAACAAGAAGCAACTTCTGGTTGAGGTAGAATTCCACAGTGGTAGTAAATTGTATAAGATTGTTCGTGGTATCAAGCCCGGTCTTTTTGAAATCTATGCTGATGGCGAACTGTTGAATCAAGATGCGGCCGCTAGAGATTATCAAAAGTATCTTGAGGAATCCATTCTCAAGTTGAACTACAAGTCTTTTACCCAGATTGTCATTCTAGGTTCAGCGTCATTCACCCCGTTCATGCAGTTGCCTTCTGGTACCCGCAGAGAAATCATCGAAGACCTACTTGATATTCAAATCTTTACCACAATGAATGTGGTGTTGCGTGACAAGATGAATTCTCTTAAAGATCAATTACAAGATGCCGACGGTAAACTGGAAGTCTTGAAACAAAAGGCTTCGATACAGAAAGAATATGTTGACACCCTAGAAGCG